CAATGATGATCACAGCAGGACTTGTCACCAGTTTCAAAGCAGAGGTTTTGCTGGGCGTTCACGACCTGCTCAACGATTCCATCAAGATTGCCTTGTACAACTCCTCTGCCAACTTGGGCCCGGCCACCTTGGTCTACTCGCCGACAAATGAGGTTAGCAGCCCGGGATATACCCCAACTGGGCAAGTCTTGATTAATCCGCTGGTGCTTGCCGGGAATGGCACTGGATATGCAAGTTTTAGCAACCCAACTTGGTACGCCACAAGCTTTTCTGTACGGGGTGCGCTTATCTACAATGCCAGCAAAGGCAACAAAGCAATTGGGGTATTGAATTTTGGCCTTGATCAAGTGACACTGACGCAAGACTTTACAATTCAGTTCCCGCCATTTCATCCTGAAACCGCGCTCATCCGAATTACCTAGGAGTAATCATGTCAAACGAAATTGCAAAAGCCTCGGATTCCATCTCTGGCGGTCTGATTGCTGGCACCAAAAACACCGAAGTTGCCAAAGCCACTGGCCGCTTCCGTATGGAGTGCTATGACAAGGACGGCCTGCTCAAGTGGTCTGCCGAGTCGCAAAACCTTGTTGTCAACGTCGGTCTTCAGTACATGGCTGGCACGGCCTTGACCAGCACAACCCAGATCACCACTTGGTACATTGGCCTGTACGGCGCTGGCGCTTCTAACACCCCGGCGGCTGGTGACACCATGTCCTCCCACGCTGGCTGGACTGAGGTAACCCCGTACGCTGGCGCTCGTCCCACGGCTACCTTTGCTGCGGCTACCAATGCCAACCCCTCGGTGGTGACCAACAGCGCCTCTCCGGCGGCTTTCTCCATCAACGCCACGCAGACTGTGGGCGGAGCCTTCTTAGTGAGCAACAGCACGGCTGGTGGCTCCACGGGCACTCTGTTCTCCGCTGCTGACTTCCAGTCGCCCGGCGACCGTAGCGTGGTAAGCGGAGACACACTCAATGTCACGTACACCTTCAGTCTGGCTGGTTAATGGGGTAGGGCATGGTCAAGATTGACTTTGAGTTTGACAGCCCCTACGGCGTCTTTCGGGACGCCCTCCATCTTCCGGATGATCACGGCATGACCGAGGCCGAGATTCAGGCAATGAAGCAGCAACGCTTTGATAACTGGATTGCCATCGTAACCGCACCGCCCGTAGAATCGCCTCCTGTACAGGAGGAGTAAATGGCTGATCGTTACTGGGTTGGTGGCGCCGGCAATTGGGACACCACCAGCACAACAAACTGGTCTGCCACCTCTGGTGGTCCCAGTGGCGCATCCGTCCCTACGGTAGCCGATAGCGTCTTCTTCGACCAAGCCGGTACTTACACCGTCGGCATGGCGGGCGCTTTGGCCTGTCTGGACATTACGGTGTCGGCAGGTACGGTTACGTTTGCACAAGGCGCAGGCCCAACACTTAATGTGCGGGGTTCCATGCTGCTATCCGCGACCACAACGTGGTCCAATATTCCGGTCACATTTAGTTCAACCACAGCAGGAAGAACTGTCTCTACCAGCGGAATATCATCGAACACCGCGTTTATTTTTGACGGTGTTGGTGGAGAATGGACGCTGGGAAGCGCCCTCAATTTAGTTAATTCAAATTTAACTATTACGCGTGGTACTTTTAATAGTGGAAATTATTCCATTACAGCCGCAGCTATTTCCTCCAACAACGCAAACGTCCGAATAATCAATCTTGGAAGTTCTACAGTAAGCCTTTCGGGCGGTTTTGGTTTATTTTTCAACACGCAAAACAACCTGACGTTTAATCCCGGGACATCTCAGATCAATTTTTCCAGCGCAAGTGTTTCACCGCAAATTCAGACCGGGGTTACGTTCTACAACGTTGCCTTTACCTCCACGACAGCCGGAACAAAAACCATCTCTGGCGCAAACACCTTCAACAACTTCGCCGTTACCGGCCCAGCATCCGCTGGCGTAGTTACCGTCACCTTCGCCGCCCAGCAAACCATCAACGGCACCCTCTCTACTACAGGCACGGCGGGCAACAGGCGGGTGTTCTTCACCACAGCCACCTACGGCATCTCATACGACCTTGTGGTCAACTCTGCCCCAAGCCTGACAGACGCAGACTTCCGTGGTTTGTACGTCAGGGGCACATCAGCCCCCATCAGCGGCACACGCATTGGTAACAGGGGTGAGTGCAGAGGGATTACGTTCAGTGCGCCCAAGACGGTGTACTGGAATTTGGGGGGTTCAAACAATTGGAACGCAGATGCTTGGGCTGCAACTTCTGGCGGCGCACTTTCCACGGATAATTTCCCACTGCCCCAAGACACGGCAATTGTTGACAACGCCAATCCAGCGGTTGGAAATACGATCTCTATGGGCACAACGGCAGGGTATTTGCCTACCGTGGATTTTTCAAGCAGAACTTTGGGGCTTACTTTTAGTCCAAACGCGCCCGTTTCTGTTTACGGAAATTGGACAAACGGCTCCGGCATATCTATTAGCGTTGGGTCATCCACACTAACCTTCTCCGGCGGCACAACCCAAACCATCACCAGCGCAGGTAAAACATTTTCTTGCCCCATTACCGTAGACACCTACGGCGGCACAGTTCAACTTGCGGATGCGTTGAACATTGGGTCAAACGCGCTGACGGTGACAAACGGCACGCTTAACACTGCGGGATATGCGGTTACAGCAGGGGTTTTTTCTTCTGTTAACTCCAATGTCAGAACAATTACCCTTGGCGCAAGTACCTGCTCTTTTTCTTCCGTCAACTTTTCGCAAAACACAAACTTAACATTAAATGCTGGCACCTCTCAGATAAATATTACCTCAGTAACGGGGGCATTTAACGTAGCCGGTGGGACATTTACGTTCTACAACGTCAGTTGGCCTGCTGGGTCAACCATCTCCACGTTCTCTGGTTCCAATCTTACATTCAACAACCTTACTTTTCCCGCGCCAGCAAGTGCCGGGATCGCCTCTCTTGCTATTGGCGTGCCGTCGATAACCATCAACGGCACACTGACCTGTGCTGGCGCATCTGCTGTACGGCGCATCTTCTTGAGTTCCAGCACCATCGGCACTCCTCGCACACTGACGGTCAACGCCATCTCTGCCACTGACTGCGACTTCCGAGACATTACCCTTGCCGGGACAGCATCGGGCGCATCACCCACACGGGCAGGTAACTGCGGCGGCAACTCAGGCATCACGTTCCCAGCAGCTAAGACGGTGTACTGGAACCTTGCTGGCGCTCAGAACTGGAGTGCTACGGCATGGGCACCGGGATCAGGTGGTACGCCTGACATCAACAATTTCCCACTGGCTCAAGACACTGCGGTGTTTGACAACACAGGCAGCGTAACTGGCACGATCACAATCAACGCCAACTGGAACATCGGGACTTTTGATGCCTCACTGCGTACCAGCGCAATGACGCTAACGACAAGTTCAAACGCCCCTGTGGTTTATGGAGATTGGAAGTTTGGCACAGGCGTCACGTCATCCAGCACGACCGGCACCATTACATTTGCCAAGAACGGCACACAGACCATCACCAGCAACGGCGTTCAGTTTGGCTGTCCTGTAGTGGTCAATCACCCGTCTGGCACGGTACAGCTTGCTGATGCGCTGTCTTTAACTTCGTCAAGAACCTTCACCCTGAACAGCGGTACGTTTGATGCTGTCACTTACAACGTGACAACGGGGGTGTTTATACCTGCTTCGGGTACTACCACTAAGATGGGTACCGGAACATGGACACTGTCCGGCACGGGAACTGTGTGGACAGGTGCAGGAACAAACATTGCCAGTACCTCAACAATCGTTCTTTCCGATACATCCACAACGGCAAGAACATTTAGCGGTGGTGATCTTTACTACAACAAACTTACCATTGGTGGCACAACTGGCACATCAACGCTGACAATTAGTGGCGCAAATACGTTTGGCGAACTTGCTTCGACTAAAACCGTAGCGCACACAATTACATTCCCATCTAGCACAACCACAACAATCGGGAAATGGGCCGTAACCGGAACCGTCGGCAACGTAGTTACAGTTAACTCTAGCTCGGCAGGTACACCCTTTAATCTCTCCATCGCTGGCCCTGCCAACTCCGGTATTGACTACCTCTCAATTCGTGACTGCACTGTAACCACCACCAGCCCCGGTGAGTTTTACGTTGGCGCAAACAGCACAAACGTATCTGGTAATACTCGGGTTATCTTCACAGCAACTCCTGCCGCAAGAACTCTTTACTGGGTGGGTGGCACAGGCAACTGGTCTGATACGGCTCGATGGTCAACAACTGACGGCAGCGGCTCTGGTGCCGCAATCCCCACATCTCTTGATGCGGTCAACTTTACCAACCTTTCAAACGCCACAGCCTACACAGCCACAATTGATGCTGGCGTAACCACAGCCCGCTGTGCGTCTTTCACAATGGCTGGCCCCGGAACAGGTAACGTAACCTTTGCTGGATCGGTGGGTATTGCCTTTCACGGTAACGTCAGCTTTGCTGCCACGGGAATTACCCGGACGTACACGGGCGCAATGAATTTGGCTGGCAACGCAAGCTACACGTTTACGACCAATGGCTTGACGTTAAATTCAGCAACGATTTTTGTAAATGGTGTTGGCGCAATATGGACGCTTGGAAGCGCACTTAATAATAGCAGTGGACAATTAACAGTTACCTACGGGACTTTTGACACATCTAGTGCAAGCTCTTACTCGGTAAATATGGGGACTCTTTTTTCAAGTAACTCAAACATTCGAGTATTAAATTTAAATGCCTCATCAGTATTATTAGTTACTGGACAGCCAACCATAACATTTAACGTTATTACTAACTTTTCATTTAACTCGGGCACATCAACAATTACCATGTCGTCCCTATCTCCGGGGATTACATCGGGCGGCCTTAATTTTTATAATGTCAGTTTTACCCCCACCGCCGCAAGCTCTATACCCATCACAGGCGCAAACACATTTAACACATTGTCGTTTGCTGGCCGCACCACAGTCGGCATCACTGCAGTCACATTCAACGCCAACCAAACCATCGGCACACTGACCCTGAACGCTGGCACTGCCGCCGCCTACCGCACGTTCTTGGCATCAGACACCATTGGCACACAAAGAACCCTGACCGTCACCACGCTGACTGCTGGTGCGGCTGATTACGACTTCAGGGATATTGCGATTGCCGGTGGTGCGGCTCCAATTGCACCGACACGGGCTGGAGATTGCAAAGGCAACAGCGGAATTACGTTTCCCGGTGCAAAGACGGTTTATTACCGAAACACGGGTTCCGCCAACTGGGGTACTACTGGCACAGGCTCATGGTCGCCAATATCAGGCGCAGCCGCAGATGCTACACAGTTTCCTTTAGCCCAAGATACCGCAATCTTCCCCGCCGCTGCCTATCCAGCAGCAGGCTCAACGACCACGGTAAACGCCAACTACAACATCGGCACGATTGACATGAGTCTACGGACGGTCCTCACGATGACGTTGGCAGTGAGCTCAATACCAGCAATCTACGGCAACTGGATTAACGGGACGGGGACAACGCTGACGGGCACCGGCGTGATGACGTTTGCAGGGCGTGGGGCTCAGACAATTACGAGTGCGGGGCAAACATTTACGCAGCAAGTCACAACAAACAGCCCCGGCGGGTCGGTTACGTTGCAGGATGCTATAACAATCAGCGCAAACTCACCAACTGCATTTTATCTTTTTCAAGGCACATTTGACGCCGCAACCTATAACGTCACTTTGTCTTCAAATGGAGCGGCGTTTTCTCTCGATGGATCAGGTGTTCGTACTTTAGCAATTGGCTCTGGGACATGGGCGAGTGTAGGGTCTCAGGGATGGGATGCAAGCCCTTCTACAAATCTTACTGTTACAGGAACGGGAACAATCAGTTTAACTAGCGCAAGTGCCAAAGTTTTTGCTGGTGGCGGCGTTAACTATTCCGGCATTACCCTCAACCAAGGCGGCGCAGGCACGTTGACCATCACTGGCAACAACACTTTCAAAGACATCACCAACACCTACAGCGCCACGGGCGCTACGTCGATTGAATTGGGAACAACCACCCAGACCTTGACCGATCCGTGGACTGCAACGGGGGCAGCAACCCGTGTATTGACTGTTAGCGGCACATCCGCAGCATCTCCCGGTACTTTGATCTTTAGCGGCGCAGGTACAGCAGCCAACGTGGACTACCTTAACATCAGCAACGTCCGGGCGTATGACCTGCTCAACGAGTGGTACGCCGGGCCGAACTCCACAAACAGCGGCTCGCTGGGCTGGTACTTTGTTGCCGCAGGCGGTACGGTCTACGCCGTCACCATCACCGAAACTGGCACGGGCACAGACTCCATAACAGCCAAAGTCACGCTCCTTGGGACAATCACCGAAACTGGCACGGGCACAGACTCCATAACAGCCAAAGTCACGCTCCTTGGGACAATCACCGAAACTGGCACGGGCACAGATAGTATTTCAGGCGGTCTTCAATACCTTGGCGCCATCTCTGAGACTGGCACTGGCACCGACTCCATCTCGGCAAGATACATTGTCCATCCCAACATCACTGAAACTGCCACCGGCGCTGACGTTGAATCTGCAATCCTTGCAGCTATTGCACTTATCAATGAAACCGCATCCGGTACTGACACAGTATCTGCTCTGGCTGCTTTAAACGCAGCAATTGCTGAAGCCAGCACAATTAGTGATCTGGTCATTGCGACTAAGACATACCTTGCCGCCATTATTGAAGCCGCCACAGCAGCAGATGCTGACAGCGCAAGGGCCACATTTCAAGCACAGCTTGCAGAAACAGCCACAGCGCAAGACATTATTCAAGGCTTTATGGTGGCGGCAGCAGCTATTGCTGAATCAGCCACGGGTACAGATCAGATCAACGCCTTTACCGCCCTTGCGGCGGCGGTCATTGAGACGGCGACAGGCACAGACGCTATATCGGCCAAGGCAATCTTACGTGGCATCTTGCTTGAGATTGCCACCATAACCGACTCGGTCAACGCTCCCGGATCAACTTACAACGCCCCGGTAGTAGAGTTGGCAGTTCTGCAAGACTTGGTCAGGGCAGCAGCAACGTTCCCGACAAGCATTACAGAAACAGCCACCGGGACTCAAACCAACAGTGCTGCGTTCATCCCTTACGCCAATATTACAGAATCTGCGACGGTTACTGACGCAGCGTCGGCATTGGCAAATTTTGCTGCCCGGATGGCAGAAACAGCCACAATCTCTGATCAAGCTATAGTTGCTCCGTCAGTCTTCAATGCCATCACGGTAGCCACTGCCACGGCACTGGACAATTTCAACCCGGCTGGTAGCATCTATAACGCGCCGGTCATTGAGACTGCCGTAGTGCTAGACTCCCTTATCGGGGCTTTTCTGTGGAACCTGATTGACGATAGTCAAAATTCTGATTGGGTAAACATCATTGATAACCAAACACCAAACTGGCAGGCCATAAGCAGCGCACAGACTCCGGGCTGGACAACAATTTCGAATCCGCAGTCACCCGGCTGGACTGGCATAGATGACAGCCAGGGTCCGAACTGGCAAAATACAAACAGTTTGCAATAAGGATCTAAAATGACCATCAACTACACACCTTTGCTTTCTCTTGCGGAGCCTGTAACCGGGACGCAATCTGGCACATGGGGGGATGATGTAAACCAGGGCCTCACAGACTACTTAGACATTGCAATTGCAGGTGCCCAGGTTATCAGTGGAAGCCAGACGGCTGTCACATTGTCCAAGACCACTGGCTCTGCTTCGGCCAGCAACATTGCGCAGGTCGGCGGTGCTGGAACAACCGGCTCCTCGCAGTATGCCGTCATCAATTGCACGGGCAACCCTGCTGGTACTCTGACAGTCACAGTTCCCAACACCAGCAAGACCTACTTGGTCATCAACGCTACATCCACCAGCCAGAGCGTAGTAGTTAAGGCGGCAGCAACAACGGGCGTCACGATTGCATCCGGGGCAACTGCTTTGGTTGCATGGAACGGCTCCGACTTCGTTGTAATTGGCTCCACCACGGCTGGCGCATTGGAGGTGAGTGGCCTGTTCACGGCGAAAAGCGCGGTTGTTCAAAAGAGTTCTGCCGTAGGCGCAAGCAACATTGACCTATCGCTTGGTAACGTTTTTAGCAAAACCATTTCCACAACAACCACGTTTACCGTATCAAACGTCCCCGCTTCTGGGAGTGTTGCCTCGTTTATCTTGGACTTAACAAACGGCGGCAGCGCAACGGTAAATTGGTGGTCCGGTGTTAAGTGGTCTTATGGACTTGCACCGGGTCTAACCACTAGCGGCAGAGATGTGTTGGGGTTCTTTACTTACGACGGCGGCTCAACATGGAACGGCTTCCTGTTGGGGAGTGATATGAAATGAGTACGAATGACCTTCTTCTGGCAGCTGGCGGCTCTCAAAATAATGATTTGCTGCTTCGTGTTGTAACTACAACCGCAGGGGAGGCTTTAACTATATATTTTACAGGTGTAAACGGGACAATTTCTTGGGGCGATGGCTCATACAATACCATCACATCCTCTGCAACTCTTACTCATAATTATTCAGTTGCTGGGACATATTCCGTAAGAGCCAGACTTGCCAAAGCTGGGGCACTTGTTAACTTCCGAATTGTTGATTTAACTGGTTACGGCAATAATAATGTAACCCACTGTTTAAGTTTTGGTAATACACCTTGGACAAGTTTAGCTTCCTCCTTTTACCAATGCAAAGCACTGATCTATGTCCCAAATACATTACCATCAACAGTAACAAGTTTGTCGTTTACTTTTGGAGAATGTTCTTCTTTTAATGCAGACATAACTGGATGGAACACAGCAAATGTGACAGATATGTCATATACGTTTTACAATTGCTCATCGTTTAATAGAGCAATTGGCTCATGGAATGTCTCAAACGTAACAACATTATATTCTACATTTCAAGGTTGTACCGTATTTAATCAGCCGCTCAATAGTTGGAATACAGCCAACGTAACTAGCTTTTTTCAAACATTTTCCCTTTGCTCGGCGTTTAACCAGTCTCTTAGCTCGTGGAACACAGCTAGTGCCACCACTATGCAGAGCATGTTTATTAGCTGCTCTTCCTTTAATCAACCCATATCGACATGGACTTGGAATACATCAAATGTAACAAATATGGCGGGCATGTTTTCAAGCTGTTCTGCGTTTAATCAATCATTAATTGGAATGACATGGAATACTGCAAATGTAACTGACATGTCTTCCATGTTTTCTCTTTGTCCCTTATTCAATGGTAGTGTAAGCTGGCTAAGCACTTCTAATGTAACGGACATGTCGTATATGTTTTACGCATGTGGATCATTTAACCAGTCAATTTCCACTTTTGATACGTTAAAAGTAACAAACATGAGTTACATGTTCTACTCATGTAGCGCATTTAATCAGCCGCTAAATTCTCTTGATGTATCAAAAGTGACTGATTTTAGCTACATGTTTGCTTATGCGTCGTCGTTTAACCAGCCGTTGAATAGCTGGAAGACACTTAGTGCAGTTAATATGACTGCCATGTTCAACAATGCTTCGTCATTTGCTCAAAACTTGTCTTCGTGGTGCGTAGGGGAGATTTTGTTTACGCCCAGCGGTTTTGCTACAGGGGCCGGAGCACTTACGCCGCCCGTATGGGGCACATGTCCAAGCGGAACACCAACTTCTACCATCACAAGAATTGGGGCAGCTACGGGAGTGGACAGCGCTACGTTACCGGCCCATCAAAGCGGGGACTTAATTTTTGCTTTTGTATTCCGCGACGGCTCTTCAACGTCACCAACAACGCCAAGTGGTTGGACAAATTTGCGTACAAGAACACAAACTGCTGGTGCTGCGAAGCTTGCTTACAAAATAGCAACAAGCTCGTCCGAAACTACCGGAACATGGACGAACGCAACTGCTTCCATTTTTGTTATTTACAGGGGGGCTTACAACGCATCTGTTGTTAGTTCTGGGACTACATATGCGGTACCAGCAGGTAACAATAGTAGTGCGACTGTGAGCTACCCGGCAAATGCGTATTGGTCTAATCTTGCATGGACTTTAGCTTTTGCCGGATCATCGCTTGGAACGCTTGCGCTAGAAACCCCACCTACAGGTGCAACCACATTGGTGGCAAATTACGTAGATGCAAATAATGAATCGGCCGCGTTTGACAGTAACGGCTTGAGTGCAGCATTTGCACTCGCTACAGTGCCGCTTGGCACAAATTCAATGTGGATTTCAATGACTTTCCGGCTTCGTGTCCCAATATCTTAAGGAATAGAAATGTTTTTAAAGTTGATTGATGGCGCTTGGCAGTCTTACTCACTCGAACAGTTAAGAGTAGAAAATCCAAACGTGAGCTTTCCAAACACGCTTTCTGAGGATGTTCTGGACGCTTATGGGTTAAAACATGACCCATTGTGGGGTGTAGCGCCTCCTGCTGGGTTGACTACGCAAAGCATTGAGCCGTTGGAGAAAACCGTCAGGAAAAAACGCAACGAATTGCTTGCGGCAAGTGATTGGACACAACTAAAAGACTCCCAGCTTGAAGAAAATCAGCTTGATGACTGGCAGAACTACAGGCAGCTACTTCGTGACATTACAACTCAGCCGGGGTTTCCTGAGCAGGTTAACTGGCCGGTAGCCCCCGCTAAACAATAGCCAAGTTACTGACATGATCGATCCGATCACCGCCCTTGCCGCTGTTTCATCGGCGGTCAATCTCGTCAAGAAGGCAGTCAAGACTGTGCAGGATGTGCAGTCTTTGGGCCCGGTATTGGGTCAGTATTTTGATGCCAAGGCTCAGGCAATTGAGGTAGTCGAGAAGGCCAAGACGGGTGGGTTTAAAGGGTCGGCGCTTGGCAAGGCATTGGAGCTTGAGCTTGCTCTGGAGCAGGCCCGTGAGTTTGAAGAGCAGGTCAAGATGCTCTTTTTCCAGAGCAATA